TTCGGTGAGGAGGTAAGGTTCTAATGAAGATCAACAAAGGCAAGCAATCCAGATCACGAAGGATGCTCATCTACGGCGAGCCGGGCGTAGGCAAATCAACGCTGGCGAGTCAGTTTCCGCATCCGCTATTCTTGAATATGGAAGACGGCATCGGGGATATTGAGTGCGATTCGACGGACGTGATCCGCAGCTATAAAGAGTTTCAGCAACTTCTAGCGATGGAACTTCCACAAACGGACTACGCTACAATTGTCATTGACACAGTCGATTGGTTGGAAAAATTGCTGATGCTCGAAGTTGCATCGGCACACGGAAAAAAGACCATCGAGGACATTGGCTTTGGTAAGGGCTACCAGTCTTTAGCGAAATCATGGCAAGACGTCTTTGCAGGGTTGACGTTTTTGTGGAAACAAGGCCGAAATATCGTGCTGACTTGCCATGAAACTATCGACAAGTTTGCCGATCCAGAGGGAGACGGCTACAACTACTACCGGCCAGCATTGCATCGCGTAGGATCGGCTTGTGTGAGCGAATGGTGCGACGAGGTGCTATTCTGCAAACATCGTCGCATAGCACGAAAAGCGGATGAAGGGAAGCGAACGGTAGCGGCGAAAGGAGATCGCGTCATCGTCTGCAATAACATGCAATCTATCGAAGCGAAAAACCGCTTAGGTATGCCGGATGAAGTGCCTATGGATATCGCATCCTTTTATCCGTATTTAACCAAAAACGAGATCAAGCCAAGCGGCAGCGTAGCCGCATCGGTGGTTGATCCGGCAAGTGAAATTCAGTTTGGAGAATAGCAATGAATATTGATTTCGATTTAGACCAGTACGAAGCATCGAAGCCCGCTGGAGCAATACCAGCGGGTAAATACCAAGCCGTGATTACATCGACTAGCGAGAAAACGAGTAAAAACGGTGATCGGTACGTTGAACTCGAATTGGAGGTCATCGCTGGCGAGCATCAAGGCAGCAAGCTTTGGGACATTCTTAATTTATGGCACCCAAAGGACACCCCGCGAAACATCGCACGAAGCACGCTAAAAGCGATCTGCGAAGCGATTGGACGCAAGGTGTCGGACACTTCGCAGCTTTGCAACTATCCGCTCTTGCTAAGTGTGGGCTTGGAGGATAACACTTACAACGGCACGACCTCGAAAGTTAATCGAGTAAAGGGATACGCTAAACTGGAGCGAAGCGTACCGCAACAATCGCAATCACCAACGGCACAGCCTCGACAGGATGGACAGGGGCGGCCTTGGTAGTGGTTTAGTTAATCAGTTTCAGTTTTGTTTGTTTGTTTTTGAAAGGTTCAATATGTTACGTTTTGTTTTGTCGGTTGCGTTGGCGTTGGTTGGTTCGGTTGCTTCGGCTCAGACGCCGTTTCCCGCTCGTTTTGTCGAGGCTGGACAGGTCGTAACGGTGCCGAAGGGTAATTACACGATGAGTCAGCAGGTCGTTATTCGTGCCGGCGGTACGCTCATCCTCGATGCTGGCGTAAATGTCCGAGTCAGCAACTTGGGCTTGCCTATGCAAGTCTACGGGGCTTTAATCGTCAACGGCACGGCATCCGAGCCGGTTGTTGTTGGGCCTGATGCTCTTGGCGTTTGCGGTACGCTGCAAACATACGCTTCGCCTACGTCGCGTCCATCGATCCAAGCCACCTACTTGGACTGGACTACAACGCGAAACAGCAACACATTGTTTTTAAGTGCTTGCGACTTTGCCATCAGCAATAGCAAGATCACTAGTAAGGCTACATCGGCGGCTAATCGCACTTGCGTTGCGGCGGTCGGTGGATCAGTAGGTACGCTGTCCAATTGCATGCTAGACGGTGCAAACGACCTGATTGCAAAGCCGTCGGTGGGCGTTGCGATTGGCAACGGCACAAATCAAAGCGATGCGGTTGATTTGATTGAGACGTTGATTATCAACACGACCGACCCGCTAAAGATTCGCAAGCAATTTGCGTTAGTGATCGGATCGATTGAGTAGAGCATCCGCGAAAGCGGCTAGGATTGTCCATGTGGATCAGTCAAAGAGGGCCCTGGCTCCGTACTGAGCGATGCGACGGTATCGCCGATCCTTTTGCCAAGCCACTTCGGCAAGGCGTTTTTTGGAGAGATTAAAGATGAGTCACGCAGGTTTTACGGATTCTTGGTACGCAAAGAAAATTGATCAGTCAATGAGCGGATTTGATCACGCATCCGCAGATGGTCGCATTATCGCAAACGCAATACTCACGGGGTTTGCAATGCTGTCTCAAGCAATTGACAACAGCATTGGACATACAGCAGCGGAGTCAGACGAATGCGCCCTGTTTGCACTAAAGGACATCGCCTTGGAGTTGTCTAATATTGCAGATCGAATTAACGGAAATTGATAATTTTTGATATAGCATGATGCGTTTAGTTTTATTGTTGGCGATGCTGGCAGGATGCCAAGCAAAGCCGGTTGTTTATGAGTTAATGGAGGTTAAGCATGAAAGTCACAGTTCAAAGAGTCCCGTTTCTCAAGTCGCTAGAAATCGCGGCGTCAATTGTCGGCAACAAGCCACAAAGCGAGGTGTTGCGTTACGTCAAGTTTACCTGCGAAACAAAGAGATTGACACTAGAGGCAACCGATAACGAGTTGGCTATCGTTTGCGATGTTGAGGATGCTACAACCAGCGTTCAGCGGCAAGGTAAAGCCCTGCTACTCCCCTCGAAGGTGATACCGATCCTCAAGGATTGCGGCGGCGATTCGGTTGATATCGAGGTTGATAACCAATTGCGAATTACAACGCAATCAGGCGGGTTTAACTTGGCGATGCCCAACCCAGACGAATTCCCATCCGTCAAGATTGACGCGGCAGAAGGAGCGGCAGGTGTACCGGGCGTTGCGTTAGCGGATGCGATCCGCCAAACGATCTACGCAACCGATTTGACGTCGACGCGGTATCAACTTGGTGGCGTTTACTTTGACATTGGCGAGCGGCTTACATGCGTTGCAACGGATGGGCGTAGGCTTGCTGTCTCATCCTGCCAGATTGCAGGCGAGGTTGCAGCGGTCAGCGGTATCGTGCCTATTCGCCCACTACAAGCCGTATCACGCATCATCGCGGCGGAGGGGTGCGGAGTTGACGTAATGATCGACAACAGGTCAGCGGTGTTTGTATGCGGTGATATTTCGCTACAGACGCGACTCGTCGAAGGGCGTTATCCTGACTGGCGGAAGGTAGTTCCATCGACTGATGGGTCATCTACGCTTCGTTGCGATGCCGAAAAGTTTCTCTCGGTGGTACGTCAAGCCGCTATTGTCAACGATCAAGACAGTCGGGGCATCGACTTGGTTATTGCATCCGGCGAACTAACAGCGACTGCTAAGACTGCCGAGGTTGGAGCATCTAGCGTTGTGATGGGATGCGAGGCGGACACGGCGGCGAAACTGACGGTGGATCACACGTATCTAGCCGACTTCCTGCGAAGCCTCGGCAAAGAGCAAACGGTTGAGATGCGATACAAGAGTTCGTCTCAGCCGGTTGTACTAACATCCGGTGACGTTCTTGGAGTTATTATGCCGATGGCGAGGGTTTAAGATGATTGACAAAGACAAGCAGTACAAAACGCGGGACGGTCGAGAGGTGCGGATATACGCGACTGACGGGGCTGGATCACATCCGATTCACGGCGCGATAGAGTGTAGCGACGGGTGGATCAACGCATCGTGGGGAAGCAGTGGATACTTTATAAGCACATGCCGAGACATGCAAGAAGACCTTATCGAAGTCAAGCCGCGAATGAAGATCGAGCGGTGGGCTTTGGTCGGACGCGATGGTGGTTATTCGCTATGGCTCGAAAAGCCTAGCAAGGCGTCGAGCGTCGACGCGTTTGGACTTACCCGCATCTCGTTTGAAGTCGAGGAAGGCGAGGGCTTAGATGCGGTGTAGATGCTGCGAAAAGATTCTTAGCCCTTCCTACATCAAAAGTGGTGACAAGCATTGCAGCGCATGCTCCAGGGCAATCGCTGCGGGGTCAAGTTATTCCGAGGTTGTTTCAGAGATGGTCGAGATTGCCAAGGATCGGGGGGTTATACTTCGCCTCGAACGCTTGGCAGATCGGCATCGAAACGAAGAGATGCTCGGCATGAGTGCAAACCGTGCGGACGCATTAAAGAAAGTACGCGATGGCATCCGGCCAATGCGGCAAAGGCTTAACAACGAAGGCGAATATCAAACTGCTAAATGGTGGTGTAGCACATGCAATATTCCATTAACGAAGAAGCGATGCCTACGGTGCGAACTCGCAGCGAGCAGAGCGTAGTCGAAGCATTCCGCGAACGGGTAGCGATTATGATTGTCGAGGGCCTCTCGGAGTTTGACGCAACGAGGGCCGCGTATTTTGAACTAAGACGGGCAGGTGGCAACGTGCCAACTGCGGTCAGCGAAGAATGGAAGAGAGTAGGGAGGTTAACGCAATGAGTATAGATACTAAAACGAACAATCCAGCATCTTCGGATAGTTGCCGATCACGCGACAACATCCCCAGCGGCTGGCGATTGCTTGGCAAGGATGAAGAGCGACTCGCAAGCGATTTATACTGGTCGCAGGGTTGCAAAGAGTGGCTACTGATTGGTGATGATCGGGTTGAGTATGCAAACGACAAGACCGGCAAGTGGCACGCGATCCGAAGGATGGAGGATTTCATCCTCGTCGAAGGATTCACCTACACACTTCCGAGCCGCAAGGCGATCCGCATTACCGAGAAAGGCTTTGAGGTGCTGTGATGCAATACATCTACCAAGCAACGCTCGAACGCGTCGTTGATGGCGATACAGTCGATATCGTTATCGACTTAGGCTTTAGCACGTTTCGCAAG